TTGGTGTGGTTTTGCGATTCCTCCGCCCCAGCATTTTTAATAGCTGTGTGGAACTCTTGGAGATAGAAACGCGCCATCTGCGCGGACTGGGTGTCGTTATCTGTTGGGATTAAATACAACTCTACGAGTGCTCCCGCGAGCAACGCGTCGGCGTATTTACCAATGAAGTGCTGGGGCAATTCGCAATCTTTGCCATTTGGACACCACGAATAATTAACACAATATTTACCATGCGCTAACGACACGCAGTCGGCGAGCGTCAAGCTGGGCAGAGAGTAAGACAGCTCCACCCAGTAGCCCGAACCGAAACGATGCGGCGCAGGGTGTATCGCCCGCCACGAGCTATCAAGCAACGGATGCTGTTCAGGATGGCTGCAACTATAAACGCCTTTTACCTGAACAATAGTCCGCCCATCAGGAACGTCAATCAGGTAATCGTTCATACCACATTCCGCGTCAATATACGCGTCGTCTTTCAGCAGATGTGTTTCACGGAAAAACTTACGAACGCTTTTTTGAATGGCGTTCTCCACATAATTAGTGGGCATATTGGGAAATGTGATAAGCACTTGGCTTTTCAGCTCGTCAAACCAATTCATTTAGTTGCCCCCATGCGGGTTTCGGGCATACGCGTATTTGCGTATCGGTTATTCATGTGGCGGGAATCAATACCTAACAAGGTAAAGGCAGAGTTCAAATGTGCGGCGCTGCGGTCGCGGCTGGGCACACTCTCGGTGTCCACGCCGTAAGCGTAATACAACATCAATTCAAAAATCGCTGGGCGAAGTTGTGAACCCAAATCTACTTCGCTGTCTAGGTTGTCCACAACAGGTGGCACGAAACATACAATCTCCAACGAGGCGTTAGCACCTGCGGGGACTGGGGGTTCAACGTATAAGGTATTAGGGTCGTTCTCGTCGTAGTACCAGCTTTCAACTTTGTAATTCTGAGCGTCGGTCTTGGCGTAACAATCAGGGCAGCCTACTTTACCTCGCAGGTGCATACCATCCATAGAAGCTCGGCGGGGGAAACTGGTAATTGCGCCAGAAGCATCCGACTGCCCCAAAACGCGTGTCATGTCATGGCAGCGTTCTGGGGTAGTTTGCAGGATGCCCTCAACCAACGGGAGCGAAACTCTTTTGTTAAACTTGTCCTTTTGTGTGGACGCAACAATCTCAACTGCCAGCCTGAAATAAGAAAGCAGGTCGTCCTCACTCCAATGCTCAAACGGAGCGTCAGGGTCTTGGTCCACCAAATAGGTGCTAACTTCATTTACTAGCTGGCGGGCTGAAATCATTTTTTACCTTTTGTCATACCAACTTCGCGGAGCGCGGCTTGCGCGGCTTCGGCGACCGAAACACCCGTCGCAGCTTTACCAACTTCTTTACGGTCGGCTGCGGCAGCTTCTACAATCTGTGCCTCGACTTCCAATGACGGAGTAGCAGGTGTGGGGTCTGAGCCGTCGGGGTTCAGTCCTTGTGCTACATAAAAACGCGCGTTAGCCGCTTCAACTTCCTCTTGTGTGAACAATGGAGTGAGCAGACTGTCGCGGGCATATTCGGAGAGCTTGACATTGAGCGGGGGCAGGGAAACAAAGCCCGAAGCATCAACGAAAGCAATAGGTTGTCTTGACATATTGACCTCTACATATTATTGGGGTAAGGAATTCTAACATAAGAAAAACCGCCCTGCACGTTTTACAACGCATAGAGCGGTTATCATGGAAGCTATTAGCGACACTCAGGTTCAGGGTATTCGCTCTCACATTCAACAGCCGCACAAGAGCAGCCGCGAACATCAAGGAAATCTACCACTTCAACGAATGCTGTCAAGCAGCCAGCGGATAAACCGTTAGCCGCTACAACAGTCATGCGAATAGAACCGTTGTTGCCCAAGTAAGCACCGTTGCTTGTGATTGCCGTAGCTGGCGAATCGGCTTTGGTAATCTTACCATCGTCGTTGGTGTCTTTTTTGGTGGATTGTTTTGCTGATGCAGTCGCGCCAAATTCCAACACGGTACGACCAATCACAGACAAATCAATCTCGTCTGTCTCGGCTACCAAATTTTCGCCGTCATACAAACCGAACTTAACTTTGGCAGGAGTAGTAACCTTGTGGGTTGTATCGTCTTTGTCGCCTGTGGCTTTCTTATTGTGGATAACCAGCGCATCAACGCGGCTGTCCGCGCTCAGCAAGTGGGTGTGTACCACGTCGCCATCAGCAAAGGGAGCTTCCATTTCGCGGAAGCGAACCCACTCATCCAAGCCGCCGTCGTATTCCCACGGCAACACGAAGTGTTTGTTGGGCAAGTGCCCAGCGTAGCGCACCTGTGCGCTTTGACTGTCGGCGATACGAGAATGGCGGT